CTTGCTTACTCGAATTAAATTATTATTTAAAAAAATAATTCTATATTTATTATGCCAAAACAAATAAATATAGAAGAACTCACAAAAGAAACATTAAAAGATTTACAAGTAAATATAAATAAACATTGTCTTATATTAAAATTTTCAGCAACTTGGTGTAAACCTTGTGAAAAATTTAAATCATTATGGGAATCTAAAATAGATGTTTTACCTGAAAGTGTAAAAATTGTAGATGTGGATATTGACGAATCACTCGAATTATTTATTGGTTTTAAATCAAAAAAAATGATTTCTGGTGTCCCAACCGCAATGTTATGGTATAAAAAAGAAGATGAATGGTATATTCCAAGTGTTGTTATTTCAGGAACAAATGAAAAAGATATGGATTATTTAATCGATATTTGTTACAAGGAACAAAATAAAAAAAAATAATTATATAATGGATCTTAATATAGAAAATTATAACTTAAATGATTTATTGAATGTATTTAAAATAAAAACTTTAGATGAAAACTCTTTAAGAGTTGCTAAGAAGGTAGTTTATAAATCACATCCAGATAAAAGTTCTTTGAACAAAGAATATTTTTTATTTTTTTCAAAAGCATATAAATTATTATATCAATTATATCTTTATAAAAACAAAGAATCAATCTATTTAGAAGAAGATAATGAAATTCATACAATTAAAACAGAAATTCAATCATTTGTGAAAAAAGATAATTTTTTAGAAGATTTCAATCGTTTATTTGAAAAAACTTATATGAGAAATGATGATGGACATGGGGATTGGTTAAAAGAAGAAACAACCGAAAAAAAAGTAGAAAATATAAATGAAATGAATGAATATATTGAAGAAAAAAAAAATTCGATACGGTCTATTATAAAAATAGATCAAATTGTTTCTATAGGTAATGAAGGTAATCATTATGATTTAATTGAACCAAATGATAATTATGGTTGTAAAAAAAGTGGTTCATTGCATTATAATGATGTAAAACAAGTTCACATTGAATCAGTAATACCTGTTTCAAAAGAAGATATGAGACAAGAATTTGGTTCATTAGATGATTATAAAAGACAAAGAAATGAACCTTTCCAAAAATGTGACCATAAAAATATTCTTTTAAATCAAAAAAAAATGGAAGAAACGAATGACACATATAGAACATTTGAACTATTAAAAAAGGATGAAATTTATAAAAAAATGAATAATAATTTTTTTTCTAATTTTAAGAGAATAAGTAATTAATGTATATATATAATATAATGAAGATTATTGATAGTCACTATATTATATTAATAGTATCATTTTTGATACTATTCTTGATCTACAAATATATGTATAATAATCCTCAAGTAAAAAATCTTGATAAATATTTGTTAGACGTAGTAAAAGATCAAAAAGATATTGTTCTCTCTTGTAAACCAAAGATTTGGATTCATTTAGATAGAGAGATTAATTCAAGAGAATGGGAATCTTTCAATAGCAAAAACTCTAAAAAACTAAATCAACCGTATTTATATTTAACAATAGAAACAATATTAAACCACTGTTCTGAAACATTTGATATCTATCTAATAACAGATGATAGTTTTTCAGAAATTATAGATGATTGGAAAATCGATATGAGTAAAATATCATATCCTATTAAAGATAAAATCAGAATGAAAGGTTTAATGCAAATATTACATCAATACGGGGGGATGGTCCTGCCTCCTAATTTTATATGTAAAGAAAATCTAATTGAAATGTATAAAAAATATATAGAAGACGGAATTTTTGTTTCTGAATTACCCATATTTAAAAATAATACAATTGAGTATTGTGCATCAAATAAAATAATGGGTTCTAAAAAAGATAATAATGTACTAAAAAAATATATTTTATGGTTTGAAAATGTGATTTCAAATGATTATACATCTGAAAGCATATTTAAAGACGAAGATAGGGAATGGTTAACAAAAAATGTTGAAAATAAAAATATAAAAATGATTCCAGGTAAAAATATAGGTGTTATAGATAATGATGATAAAAATATTTCTTTAGAAAGACTTATGAGTACGGAACTCATTTCATTCCACAATAAAAGTTATGGAATTTATATACCAAGAGTAGAACTTCTTAATAGAAAACATTATAACTGGTTTGTACAATTACATGAAGAAGAAGTGTTACATTGTAAAAATAATATATCATATTTACTTCAATAATCAAGTTTTAATGCTTCTTCTAAAATAGATAGTTTTTCTTCAGATATTGTTTTAGGAAACAATATATTATATTCTATATACAATCTTCCTTTTATACCATCTCTTATCATACCTAAACCTTCTATTCCTTTTTTAAAATTAGGAGAAATTATATTACCTTTTTTATTTTGTAAAGAATAAGATTTTCCATTTATATGTTTTATATCATAATTAAACCCACATAAACAATCACGTAATGTAATATCTTTCTTTTGATATAGATCAATACCTTTTCTTATAAAATCAGTATTATTTACTAATTTTATATATATTTTTATACAACCTTCATTACCATTTTCATCTATATTACCCTTTTTATTAATTTTAATAATTTCATTATTATCTATTCCTTGTGGAATTGTAACATATAATGTTTCATTCTCTTCTTCTTTTATATTATTATTGAATATATAACGTTTAATATCAACTGGCATTGAAACACCATTATATGAATCTTCTAATGAAATATGTAATGTTCTAATAATAGGCATAGGTAAATTTATAGTTTCATTGAATTTTCTAAAGATATTATCTCCTCTGTGATTGAATATATTAAATAACTCATTGATTGGATCTATTGGATTTTGTTGGCGAAACATTGAATTATCATAATTCGTTTTTTTATTTACATCACTCAATGTCTCATACGCTGTATTTAATTTAACAAAATCTTCATTATTTCCATTTGGTCTATCAGGATGCAATAAGAGAGATTTCTTTCTATATGCCTTTTTTATCTCTTCTTGAGATGAATTTTTATCGACTCCAATTATATTATAATAATCCATATTATATTGTTTTAATATAAACATAATCTTTATAATACGAATAATGAGTCTAATTAGAGACATTTACACTCCTCATACATTAGATGATTTTATAATCAATCCTATAAAAATTAAAATAATTAACGCTTTAATGCAAAAAAAAATATTATTAATTATACAAACTTCTCCATATTCTTATGGTCTAAATACTTTTTCTAATTTAATATTAAAAAAATATTATGAAGGGAAATATATAAATTCTGATAATGTTTGTATCATTAATTCTTTGAAGGAATATGGAATATCATTTTATAGGAACGAATTAAAAAATTTTTGTATAACAAAATCAACTATTCCAAATAAGAGAAAAACAATATATATCCAAGATATGGATTGTTTAAATGATCAATGTCAACAAGTTTTTAGAAATTTTATTGATAATTATGATGTTAATATTATTATTACAACAAATTCTCAAAATAAAATAATAGAATCTATTAATTCTAGGATGACAACTATTGAACTTGACAAATTACAATACAAAGATGTATATCCTTTATGTAAAAAAATAATAAAAAATGAAAATATCAATATGAATGATGATCAATTGAAAGATATAATTATAAATTCAAATTACAGATTGTCAAATATTTATATAATTTTTGATAAAATATTATTATTAAACAAAAATATTATTCATAATTCATCGATGATTCATTATTCATTATTTAATGAATTTATAGAAAAATGTATGAATCATAATATAAATGCCATGTTTATTATGATAAATATTTATAATGATGGTTATTCTTTGATTGATATATTAGATGACTTTTTTTCATTTTTAAAGGCGTCCTCATTAAGTGAAAATATTAAATACAAGGTTATTCCTATTATATCAAAATATATGTATATTTTTCAAGAAAATAGCGAAAGTGAAATAGAATTATGTTTTTTTACAAATGATATAATTAAATGTTTAAAAAGTTTTTAATTAAAAATATCATATGATAACGACTGAAATTATGGGTGGATTAGGTAACCAACTATTTCAAATATTTAATTTAATTTCATATTGTTTAACAAATAAAAAACCTTTTTATTTTGAAATTGCTGATGTTGTTAGAGAAGATAGACCATTTTACTGGAACGTTTTTTTAAAATCTTTAAAACCCTTTCTAAAACCAAAAATAAATATTCCTATTTGTAGAGAAACATCTTTTGAATATAATGCATTACCTAATTATAATTCTTCATTTAAATTTTTTGGTTATTTTCAATCTTATAGATATTTTATTGAAAATCAAGAAAACATATATAAAATAATTAAATTAAATGATAATTTAAATATTGTCCGCAAAAAATATGATTATGATTATTCGAATACTTTATCCTTACATTTTAGAATTGGAGATTATAAACATATTCAACATCATCATCCAATAATGAATAAATATTATTATGTTGACGCCATACAACATATTATAGATAAGACTAATATAGATACTTGGAATATATTATATTTCTATGAAGAAATGGATAAAAGCATTGTAAATGAAACCATCAATTACTTAAAAGGTAAATTTAATAAAATTAATTTTATATCTATTCATACGGATATAGTTGATTATGAACAACTTTTACTTATGTCTAATTGTGAACATAATATTATTGCAAATAGTTCATTCAGTTGGTGGGGCGCTTATTTTAATAAAAATAAAAATAAAATAATCACTTATCCTTCGTTGTGGTTTGGTCCTGCACAAAGTTCTAATACAAAAGATTTATTTCCTAATACATGGAATAAAATAAATGTAATTAATTAAATAAAATCATAGGTTATCATTTGTCTTACAGTAAAATAAGATAAAATTGCCAAAATAATAGAAATTAACCAAAGAGGTATAACTGTTCTTTTCTTAAAACCTACACCAAATTGTCTTAAACTACCATCATTATTATATATAAAATTGGGTTCCATTAGAATAATCACACTATAAATTGAAACAAATATTATTAATGTTATAAATATATTGTACGACATTATATATTTATTCATATATATATTCATAATTATATTATTTACATTTCATCGTCATATTCTTCACCATATCCGTCATTATCTTCTCCTAAATGAGATATATCATTTTCTTCTTCTTCTATTCTTTTCGTCTCTAATTCTTCTTGTTCTAATTCTATATTATATATATCTCTGTTCATATTACTTACACCATCTATTTTTCCTAATTTCATTTCACTTAATATTTGTTTGTCCATTTTTATTCTCTCTTCATCATAAGTTTCACCTTGATATACTTTAAACCCTTTTTGTTCACCTATCCCCCATTGTTCTAATTTATGTTTTTTAAATAAATTATCTACTGAACGTTCTTCATCTGTCATTGATTGTAATTTCTCTGTCATTATGTCTTTTTCTTTTTCTTTCGATCTGTTTATTCTCTCCTTTAATGTTTTATAATTATAATCTATAGATTTCTTTTCTAATTGTATAAGATCAAAACATTCTATGATCCAGTGTTGTGACATTTCTTTCTTTATTCTTTCTTCATCATCTTCATATTCTTCTTCTCCTTTTGAACATTCAATTAAACAATCAAACAAAGATAAAATAAAATATCGATAGAGAGAGATTATTGTGCGTTGTTTATCCATTTCATCAATATGTTGAATTTCGCTATATTTTATTAGTTTTGATAACTCATAAATTATTCTATTTTTAGAAATAAAATGTTCTAGTATATCATCAAAATCTCTATTACCTATAAATCTATTAAATCTTTCATAGTGTTTCATAAATATTTGTTTAATATCTTTCATATGAACACCAGATAAATTCCAATGTTTATGTATTCGTATTTTTTCAATATCAATTAGTTTTTTATGTATAACCCGTTTTGGTAATACAACAGAGATCTTATATATAATATTATTCATAAATGTAATAATTTTATCAAAAATGGAATCATCTTCTTCAAATAATAATAGATTCTTTATATTTATTACTGTTTCACTTCCTCTTTTTTTTAATTTTTCAGGTAATCCATACATAAAACCCATTATATTTTCTTCTAATTCCTTACTTTTTTTATCTGTTTTTATTCTAAAATCCTTAGTTTGTTTTTCTTTTATATGTTTATCTGTTTCAAGTGTTAATATATCATTAAAATCTTTAAATATTTCAACATGTCTTTCTTCTTTATTATCAATAACAAGAAATGAAGAAATCTTAATATTGTTAGATAAATATAATTTTTTATTAGATAAAATACGTTCTTTATCATTTAATATATTCATAATCGTATTTAATAATTCTTTACTTGGGACTATTCTTTGTGATATAAACCATTCTATTTTATTTTCAAATGAATAATTCTCTATTAATTTATAATCTCTTTGAAGAGAATAAAATGGTTCATCTCTTGATGATAATTTTGTTTTTAAAAGTTTAATTAATAATATATACATTATTTCATTATCATAATCATTCGATACATCTGTTTTTATTCTTCTTGTTGATTCTGAATGAAATAAAAATGGTGCTTTAGAGAGATTTTTTATTCTTTTTAATTTCATCGAAATGTCATTTACTATATTATTCTTTATTTTGATATTTCCATTTTCTCTGATAAAATAATCTATCGTGTTTTCATTTTTACCTTCACAACAAGCATTACTTAAAAATGGTACATCTTGTTTTGTATATAAAATTGCTTTATCTTCTTTTATATTTTTTTTTACGACACCTTGAATATTTTTAACAATATCCATTGTTGCATAAATAACCTTACTTCTTAGTGTAAATATTAAATTATCTTGCGTTATATTACCAGTTATAATGCCATCTTGTAGTCGTTTATATAAATTTTCTGACACATTTTCAAATGTAGAATTTGTTATATCTACCAATGGAGGTAAAAATTCTTCCCATTTTTGAATTGAATGTTCATCTGGTATCTCTTCAACATCATTTTCTTGTAAATATAAATTTTTTTCATCAAACATATCGCGAATGTTTATATTATCATCTACAATGAATTTTGTTACAGACTCTATCTTTTTTATCATTTTTTCTTCACTTAATTTTTTTATTCCACTCCAGGGAACAATTTTTGATTGTATACTCTTTGCAACACACACTAAATATTGTATTCCACTATTATCTGATGCGTTCCCAAAAGGGAAACCAGAAAAGGACATTTTACATGTTGGATGTGTCTTTTTTGATCTTATTTCTGGTATACTTGATTGAATAAATATTAACATATATGACAAAGAACCAATTATAATGGATTGATTATATAATGTTTTATAACTTTCTGGTTTTTTATCTGTTTTCTTTAATTTTAATTTTTTTTCATATTCTTCTTTGGACTGTATTAATAAACCAGAAAGAATAAGTTTATTTGTTTCAATCACAATATTATCTACTTTCTCTTTTAAATGTATACCTAAGAAATTTTCCATTGCATTTACAACTTTTCTTATTGTTTTCATTAATTCTGAATCATTATTTACAAGGGTTCCATCTTGATGTATCTTTATATCTTCTTCTTCCACCTCTCTGGTAACCATTTTAAATCCGTCTTTGGTATATCCCTCTTCATTACTAAAACCTTGTCTAGATATAATGTAACCACTATGTTTATCTACAACCATATCACCATCATCACTTATCTCTCCTTGATTTCTCATAATTTCTTGAAGTCTTCTTATATAATGATCTGGATTTGATATATATATATCTGATAGAACAACTAAAAATGTTGGTATTAATTTAACATCTTCTTCAATACAATAACACCAATACATATCTTCATTATCTTTTGCTGGTCTTGTATACATTTGTACAAATTTTTGAATATCATTTTGTTTTTTTACAAAGTCATTTTGACCTAATATTTTATCTCTTAAAATTTGATAAGGTGAATTACGTATAGAGTATTCTTTTGTTTGAAGACCCATATCATAATGAGACGTAGTGTATTTTATTTCTTCAGAAAATTTGTTTTCTTTTATTTTCTCTATTTGATTCATAAAAGACTCCAGATTTGTTTGAATGTTTTTCTTTATTTCTTCACTTCTTTCACTTATATCATTATGAAATGTATCAATTAAATCATCATATATTTTTTTATTCAATTCATTTTCTTTTTGTTCTTCTGTTATACAAGAGGTATTTGATACAAAACATGTATCTCTTAAATTACATAGTGTTTTAATGTCGTCACTAAATACATCAGGCGATACATCTGACGGTTCCCATCTATTATTTTTTCTTATAAAGAATGAATGTTCTTCGTTATTTAAATATACGGCATAATCATTATCAATAACTCTTTTTTTTCCTTCTAATAATGTCATAGCATATCTAGAAGCAGTTGTTTTATTCATTCCATTTACTTTTATTAGTTGTTCTTCTACATACGGGTATGGATCACTTAAACCTTCTATTTGATATTCCTTTATTATTTCATAATATGTATCATCATATTTAGAATCAAAATATATGATTTTGTCATTATCATTCTCTAAATCTTCCTTTGATGTGTATTTTTTTGATATTATATAGTTATTACACATTTCTTCTTTTTGTTCTTCTGAAGGTTTCTTTACTACTAAATCTGGTATTTCATAATCTAATATTAAATTTTCATTATCAATTGCTAGTGCTGAAATAAAGACCTTTCCATTATCAATCATTTCTATATTTTTTAATAATTCTGAATATTGTATCATTTCGTTTTCAATAGAATATTTTTCAACTACAAGTTGTTTTAATTCATCGTTTTTAAACATACCATCAAATACAGATATAACCTGACTATGTTTTTCATTTAACACTTTATATTCTTCTTCTTTCTCTGCCATTCTCAAGTTAAAATCTAATACATTTTTTTGCACTATAGACTCCGCCTCTTGTGCTATTTCTTTTGTTATATTTGATTTGTGAATTAAAAAGACTTCAAGATCTTTATATATATCGTATGTTGTTGTTTTATTATTTGTTAAACTAGAGAATGATTTAAATAAATCATAATTTGTTGGTATAATTTTATCTAAATAATCGTAATAATTCTCTTTTTCGTTTGGATAATATACAATATCATTCGTAAATAAACCTTTATTTTTTTTCTCTAAATTTACACTTTTGATATCAGATTTAGAGTTTATACTATTCCATAGTGGTAGATAATTCAAACCTGTTTTAGAGAGAATGTCTGAATGTTTTATATTATTCAGATAATATTGAATTAATTTTTCTGGAAGAACTACAACTGAATGCACAGACAATAAATCATTCTTTGTCATATGACCTGGTGTATATTCTTGAAAAAACATTTTTTTTCTAGATATCTCTCCATTATTAATTACATACGATGAAAAATCTTCATCGTCTGTATTTGATACAATACCTGTTATTGTATTATTTCCTATTCTTACATCATAAATATATGGTTCATCATGATTCACTTCAGTATACGGTATATAATAATTTTTTAAACGATTAAGATAATCATAATATAAAACTTCATCAGAAGTTGTCTTGGTTTCTTCATAACTTTTTGTTAACTTATATTCTTCTAATAATTCTTTATATGGTTCAATTATGGTTGTATTATCTAATTCTAGTTTATCTTCCGTAAAAATCTTTTTATTTAATTTAGTAACAGGGAATAACCAAGGAACCTTTTCTTTCATATTGATTAAATTTTTTTGTAAATTTGAATAATTTCCTAAATTAGGTTTTATTATATATTCTCCAGTATCATTTCTTTTTGTAAATTCACTTCTTAATTGTACAAATCTATCGATCATCGTATGAACTTTTGATAATACATAAGGTGTTCTTTTTTCTGTTGGAATAGTAGATAATAAATCATCAAGCAAATCATCAGTTTGTTTTTCTAAACTGAATTTTTTTAATTCCTCTGGTATTTCTACCATCATTATAATATCCTCTAAATCATCTCCAAATATAATTTCATCATTATCTGGAATATCATAATCTTCATTTAATGATTCTACAGATACATCATCCGCCCAATTAAATTTTTCTTCTTCTTCTTCTTGTTCTTCTTGTTCTTGTTCTTCTTGTTCTTCTTCTTGTTCTTCTTCTTGTTCTCTACTTGATAACGTATTAGGAGACGAGCGTAATTCTATTTTATCAATTAAAAGATTTTTTGGTATACCTTGATAGGCAAAATCAATATATATAATTTTAT